AAATGTACTACTGCAATCTTGGTAAGTTCCGAACAGACAATTCGTTGGATACGTTCAATTGTACGGGCAAAACGAATGTCTTGGGCTGCGAGTGTTGCCTTACCAGAATTATGAATGATAACACCTGCGTCAGTTGCGAAGTTATGATATTTCAATACCCGAATATCACACGTATCAATTTTATTTTCGAGAATTTCAATAGCATTTACTATATGGTTTTTATATTCACCAGAAAAATTATTGATGAAGCCCCTGTTTTTTAATGCCAATGGCATATATTTTTTAATAAATTGGAATATATTATTTTCGTTAATGTCAAACTTATTAAAAATGCGAAATAATGTATTTCGAGTGGTCTGTAATTCACTACTTAATTCTCTAAAAGATTTACTTACTGCAGCTGCAGCGGTTAGAGTATCAAATGTAATATTGGTATATTTACAATTATATGTATTACCAATTTTATATTTTGCCTCACATTGTTTATTACAAAAATGTTTATTGTAATTTGAAGTTTTACACGTTGGGCATTCGTAATACGGTAAAGTACGTTGCCCTTTATTTGGAGGTGCTATTGATGTGTGTTTTCCTTTATTCCATGGACCATGTTTTTGAACCCATTCGCCTAATTTTTTTCCTGACTTAATTCCACCTTTACGCCCGTTTACAGATGCATTATGTTTACATTGGTCAGATGCTCTGTATATTTGCATTGCTTTTGATACATTACCTAATTTAGCTAATTCTACATGATGAAACCGATGTTCCATGAACGTCATAGAACTATCCAAATTATTTGGTACATTATTCCATTTATTCATATCTATGTGATGAATTACTTTACCTTTCTGCTTTATATTATAATAATTAGCAACTAAACGGTGAACCATTTCCCACCTTCCGCTTCCTGGATGATATACTTCAGTGTAATTTGATATTTTTTTATTTGTCGAGGGTCGTGTGTATAATGGCATTAATGATTGACCAATGGTCAGACTTTGTGCTTCTACCCACTTCCCATTACGAGTTAAAAACTTATGATCAGGAGTACAGTCAATATATTTTTTATTGTCTAAATGAACTCGTACAATGGTTGCATTTTTCCTTGTAATTCCGGCCCATGTTATTTCACCGGGCACTATTTCATATGAAGCTTCGTCTATAGAATATACATAATTTTTAATATTATGCTCATAATCATCAATTAATTGAGAAACCGATTTGGTTTCACCTGAAAGTAGTGGTATTAATGTATCAGGTGAAATACATTCCATTTTTTCTTCCATTCCTAAGAACGCCTTAGGTACTTTTAATGCGGCAAGCATTTTATCTTTAAGATAAGTGACATCGTCAATTGCTTGATATTGTAATCCAGGAAGGGTAGTGATATCCGTTGTAGTTTGGGTGCCACGGGTTGGTAAAAACCAGTCCTCTGTAATATTTTGCATATTATATTTGAGGTTGTATTCTCCGGTTGTTTCATCAACAAACGGTATTTTCTTGGTTCCGTCAATAATATTTTTCATATGTTGGTCAACTTCGTTTGGTGGAATATTACCAACATCAACTTTAAATACTCTTTTTTCTGGCGCGCGCATTATTCTGTGAATAAGCATGGCGTCTTCTAATAAAACAAGTTGCTTCCATGTTTTTCGTGCTCCTTCAATATAACTTTTACCGTATGGCAAGAAATTACTGTCAGAAAGTAATCTGAAGTGGGCCACTTCATAATTTTTAAGTGACTCCTTTTGTCCCATAATACCTTGACGATAAAATTTAACTTCATATGGGTTTTTTGGGTCCATTCCTTCTTCTCTGACCATTTCATATGCCGATATTGGTAGTACATTTACAATACCAACTCCTTCTTGAATGTGAAGCCAAAGATAATGATCGCCGTACTTGCAATTCGAAACAAACACGCCATTCCTGCTATACGAACCGTCTGAATTTTTACTACACACTGCAAAGTTATGTCGATCTTCTTCATTATTTGGGCCAACAACTTCCATACAATAAACATCAGATGTAGTGTCTAGAAATTCGATTGATGTTACTTTATGATTTATTATTTTCTTTGAAAGATCAGTTATTGATTTGGCACGTTTAAATTTAGGGTCCGTCACAAGTGTGGGGAGTATTGACATTAAAAAGTCACAATAATACATACCAGTATCCCTCTTTATCATGACCTTTAATGTTGCGAGATTAATTGATTTTAATACATTATATTTATGTGATTTATTTGCTTCCTGGAAATATTTTGAAAAATTATCATCGAGTTTTAAAATATTAGCTAGGGTTTCTAAACCTATATAAGCCGAATGATTTTTAACGGTTTTGGTGATAATACTTAAACAGCGTTCATCTAAAATTAATTTTGGTCGAGGCTTTAATCTACCATTCTTCCAATATTCCTTTATTAGATCAGATTTAATTTTATCATGCTCTTTATGCAACATACTGTTATTATATTCCTGAAAATGTTTTGGATAAATGCCTTTCTGTCTTCCGGATACCATTTTACTATGTTTTTCTGATCGTAGCCATTTATCTATACCTACCATCCGTTTTTTAACAATATCAGGTCTTGCAAAAATTTTCGAGCCAGTAGAATGCAATATTGCATGATCACTTGCAGTCATCCTTCTTAAGTTCTCAGGTAAATTATTCTTTTTATCAAAATTTACATGATGTGTATGATAAATTTGCCCGGTTTTTCGTTCTTCTTTGACATTACTTATTCCACATTCATACGCAACCAATCGATGCGTTACATTATACCTGTTAGATGCTGGGTTATAAACTTTTTCATAACCTTCCTTGTTGCGATTAGTTTTAGTGGTTAATTTAGTATATAACGGCATCAAACTATCCCCAGATGTTAATTCTTGCGCTTCCTTTTTGCTTCCATTTCTCAGTAAAAACTTATGGTCAGGAGTGGTATCGATATATGTATTATCATCTAATCTAACACGTACTATCTTGGCATTTTTTTGTGTTATACCACACCATTTTATTTTACCTGGTACGGTTCGTTGCGTTTGTTCGTGGTTTGAATACACCCAATATGTTTTGCTAGGGTTTAATTTCATTTCATTGCTTAGGTCCTTTATAGTTAAAGATCTTCCATCTAACAATGGAATTATAGTATTCTCGTCTACACACATATTTCGTATCCATGGCCATAAGTTAAATTCAATATTTAGAATATCATAAAATAAATTGTATAGGATTTTTCTTACATTTTCATTGGAAGATTTAATTGCCAATACTTCATCATAGGAGTTCTTCAGTGTTGATTCATCTGAGCAAATGTCGAGGACAGAACTGATAAGGGCATCGGTATCCATACTATTATGAACAAAAACATTTTCGGTTGCAAAATTATTATATTTGTCAACTGTCATGTCATATACATCTAAAACTTCATATGGCTCTATAGAAGTGATTTTATGATTTAATGTATTTTTAATATGATTTTTAAAATCAACATAACTATTAAATCCGGCTTGTTTTATTCGAGGTTCAATTCCTTGCCCTATTCCTTTTAATTTATTTTTTATTTGTGCTTTTGTAATTTTTCCGGTAGTTTTATACAATTCAATAGCAGTATTTTCGATTATTTGATAAGTTAATCCATTCTTCCAATTACCATTATTTTCGTTTGCATTATAATTTGGATGAGTTTTATAAAATTTCTTTAAAGAGTTTGATTTTTTAACTCGTGATTCTTCTGTAATTGGATGGGTAAAATTTGGGTTTTTTTCTTTCATCATCCGACTTTGTTCTTTACAAATTTGGGCATATCGAACAGGATTTTCTTCCCTAAATCTTTTGTTACCGGCTGTTTGTGCTGCTATTTGCCGTTCTCTATTTTCCGGTGACCATTTATGATTTTTATTCATGATAACACTATGATAGTGCCGATGATCATGATCAGACATAATTTGCAAATTATCAGGTAAATTATTATATTTTTGAAAATCTTTATGATGTACTACTTCCCCAGGAAGCATTTCTCTATGAAATTGTTCCGCAACAATTTTATGTTCAGACTGCCATTTTTTTGAAAAATTATAAACAAAATTGTATTTTTCGGAATAAAAATTCTTTCTGTAGAAAGGCATTAAAGAATCGCCGACCTTTAACTCCTGAACCGGAGTATATTTACCGGTTCGCATTAAAAACGGATGATTGTCTGTTGCAATTAAATATTCGCCATTATCAAATGTAACTTTATATGTCATTTCAGTTTTGGTTTTTCTTACTGAATGGGCTTCTCCTAATTTAATACAATCGTTTTCATGATCATATGAAAACACATAGAATTTAGACGAGTTCCCTGGATATTTCAATGCAAGTTCTGCTATTGTAGGGTGAGATCCATCTGGAAGTGGAATTTTTGTTTCACCGGCAAGACATTCAAAATCACCGAATAATTGTATGCGCGAGCTTTGATAATTGTAGTTTTGATTGATTGCAGTTGCATTGGAATTAGAACCATGCATGCGGGAATATCTGTCGACATACCTTGTATTATCGACATTTCCGGTGGATTGAAGACGGGAAGTGTCAACTACTTTTAAACGATTTTTACCAATACGTCGGACAATGACGTTGGTCGAAAAAAGGCGAGCAAGCCTTGCAAAGAATGATGTATCTGCCATGCTATATTAATTTATAATAAATATCAAAATTTTGAATTTTCACCGATTATAACAACCATTTTAGGTCGGAATCTCCGTCGCGAGTTGGTTGCGTCCATCCAAATTTTTTGCTTTGGTCGGCTGTTTTATTTGTATAGACACCGGTTTGCCGTGATACGTTTGAAACAGCTGCGCGGGAGAGTTCTATACCTTGAGTTCTTAATTTTATTGCTGTGTCACGTACCCTTAGTCCAATCGCCCATGACATAACCAAGTCATCATTGTAACCATGTTGTGCTTCAGGTCTTTGTCCATTCCATATAAATACACTTAATTCGTCTATTAACCGTTTGCTTCGGATGATTGGTGATTTTTCGCGCATGAGCATATCCAATGTAGATAATACCAATGGTCTGGTTTTAGACGATGTGGTAAATCCTGGAACCATTTGAGATTTGTCTTTTAAATCATACCCCTTTCTATAATAAACTTCGGGATCTTGGTAAGCGTCATCTTTGTAAGTGTAATATAAATTTCGATAGGTACGGTCAATGGCCTGTTGAATGACCGCCCAACCAATGTTTGCATTTTCTATTATAAGTAAAGCATCATTGTATTCTGTTGCTATACTGACAAGCATGTTGCCGTATTCTTTTGTACCAATTAACCCTTTATATTCTGCCACTTGCCGCAGTCCTTCAATTTCAATTACATGACAGGCACTAAAATCTTTACCGTCGCCACGGGCAACGTCTGCAATAACCATGTATGATTTATTATAATCTGGGCCTTCCCATACCCAATAATCTGATGTTATTCCTCTTTTTTCAGTTGGCTCTTGCACGTATGTTTCGGAATACCATTTTAATATATCTTGTGATATAAAACTATTTCCTGATGTTAAAAAATCACAATCAGATTCCTGGGCGGCTAGCCGCGGGCCGAGTAATGCATCTTGTTCTTCACGCCATTTGATAGTTCTTTCAGGGTGGAGATCCCATTTTAATTTAATTGGATTCCACTCTCCACCATATTCTGCTTTTTGCCATGTTTTGTGAAAAAAATTACCAACTCCTGCCGGAGTGCTTAATATAATAGCCTTTCCACCGGTTGATAAAGTCGATTGTGACGCTGTCCAAATATCTTCGATTCCGTCGATCCACGCAGCTTCGTCGATTATGAGCAACGAAATTGCATCACTCCGTCCTGCATCTGATGTTGCGGATACTGCTTTGATTTGAGATCCGTTTTTTAATCGTACTCCTAATTTATTAAATTCAACTTCATTTACTTTTAACCATGATGGCAATCCTTCTTGCATTACTTTTACTTTGGTAACTATGTTTTTTGCTACATCTTGTTTTGTTGCAATGACAAGTACATTAAAATCACTTTTAAATGTCATGCACCACAAAGCATATGCAGCGCACAATGTTGAGATACCAAGCTGACGTGATTTTAGGACTATATTAAATCGATGCTGTTGAAATTCGGTAAGTACTTTTGCTTGAAACGGATATAAATTAAAAAGAACCTTACCACGCTGTGGATGTTGGATTAATCCGTAACGCCGCATGAAATGAATTGGGTCCGCTGCCGATTTTTTATACTCCTCGGCAATAATCTCCTTGAGGGTCTTTGTCGGTGCTACGCTCATGGAATAGTAATTGATACCACCCAGCTACTTGTGATAATTGTTGCGGCTCCTATACCAAACCATATTATTCTTGAATTATACCACTTTGGTTTTGTCACTTCGTATAACTCTTTGTATGATTGTATTTGGTGGTCTTTAAGTTTAATCTCTTCGTCTTTCAATGAAATATAAATACTATCCTGCATAAACAATGTTTCGTAAATTGCAATTTGATTTTTATATTCATATATTATTTTTGCCTTCAACGAATCTTCATATACCAACGAATCGATGTGGTTTGTGATTTTTATTACTTCTGCGTCGGTAAGGCATGTGGTATCATTTTGTGCAGGTAATTGCACAGAAAAACATACAAATAATATAAGTAACCATTTTTTTATTTTATCCACGGGCTATTTTTTTAAGTTTGTCCTTTGCCTTTTGTGCATTGGTGTTTTTTGGGGCTTTGCCTTTTTGATTTTCTAAATCGTGGGCGCGCTGTTTCAATGCTTCAAGTAAAAATTTTTCTTCTTCTTGGTCTTTTTTTATTTTATCTTGACGTTGTTTAACATCTTTAATATCTTTATCGGTTTGCTTAATATCTTTTTTAATGACCTTTACATCACCACGGTTGTCTTTATCTTTTGTCATTACAAAAACGGCTAATAATGTACCTAAAAATGATACTATAATAAACCAGTATTTTTTGATAAAATTCCAAAAAATTGTCATTGGGTTCCTTTTTATTTTTTAAGTTTTTTAACTTCACCTAAAATCATTCCACGAATCAAAGTTTTCATTTCTTCCATATCGGCAGTGACTTTAAGTTCTACATCTTTATCTAAGTCCAATAAAGATGTTTCGACTTCTTTTTCAAGTTGTTTTTTCTTGATGGTCATTTGTTTAAGAATTGTAAGATGTTTTGGTTTGTCTTTTTCAGTAGCGGCTTTCCATTCCTTTACGTGCTTACGCATTTCGTCGGTAAGTTTCTCAAGTGCAATTGCTGCCTTTGATACTGACTTTTTTGTTGCTTCTTTAATTGGTTTCATGGCTTCCGATAAATTTTTTAAATTTGATAAGTGGTATGATTTGTTTTGTCCTTTAACTTTAACAATGATAAAAGAATCGTGGCTTCCATCTGCAACAATACCGGTTCCTCCGCCGTATTCTTTTGCAATACGAACTTTATCACCTGAATTGAAATTGTGGTTGCCTTCTTTTATTGTTTTCCTATTATATTTCATATAGTTTTTTAATTTGCTCTTGTATCCTAACAATTGCATCATCTAATTTGTGTACTTTTGATATCAATCCATTAAATTTAATTGTGTCTTTTGGTAAGACTCGTAACGAATGAGATAGTTCACCATTTGCCGATATTAAATGTGATATGGCTTTTTGTGCCATTTTTTTAGCCTCTGCTAGCTTTTCAGCCTGCTGCTCGTTAGATGATTCCTTGATTAAATTTTTTAGTTTTATACTGTCGTTTCGTCTGTGAAAAAGTTAGATAGGAATTTGCCTGCAACACCGATTATAAGTGCTGCAAGTGCTATATATTTTGACCACTCATCGGCAATTGCGTACGTGGTTATCATGGTTGATACTGCCAAAAGTGCGTCGCCTAATTTACGATATATTTTTGGTGTTGGTTTGTAGAACCCGGTTGTTTTAAATAATGTTTTCATTTTTGTCGGTTGTTTTGGTTTCATAATTTTCTCCATATTTAGATAATAAATCCTTTTTAAACTTTTCAAAATTTTCATCTATTTGTTTTTTCATAACTTCCGGATCATATGGTAGTGTCCATTTTTCAAGTATGCCATTTGAATTGACAAAAGTATTTTTGGTTATTTCGTGTTTGACCACTTCCTTTTCTCTTGCCGCATCTATCAACCATGCCTTTACGTTGGCGAGCATTTTATTTTTTTCGTATTCTTGGTATGTACCTTTAATTCTTAATTTCGTCTCATATTCGACCTGGCAATTAAAACATTGTTTTTCAAGATTCCAAAATTTCTTGTCGAGCCGGTGGTCAAGTGGTTTGTTACATTTTGGACAATGACTCGGCATGCGAATCATGTCTTGTATTTCTTTTAACAAATCGCCACGCTCGGCGTCCTTTATACGATATCCATCTCTCTGTTCCCAAATTGTACCATTTGCATCGGTCCATCGTTCACCGATTTCACGCTTTTTTGTATTGGTATCTGATTGATATCCAATTACGGTTTTTGTTTGGCTCTTATGTGAGCCCTGCAACATGTCGCGTACTGCCTTATTATTTTGTAACTTTTCGTTTGCTTTTGGACGCTTTTTTGACATAACTAAATGTTTAATATAAGTATAAGAATAATTAGAATTCCGTTATCGTGCGTACTTTAAGATTCCCAACAAAGCATTAAGGGGAGCGAATTTTCCGGTGAGCTTAAGCATCTTAGGCTCGGTTGCTCCTGGAGGATAATATAAAAATGCAAGTCCTTCTGAAGGTATTATTTTATCTGGTCCTCCAATTGCATTTATTCGTTCTAATTGTTTGGTTAATAACGTAATATTTCTTACATTATCACTTGCTTTAATTGTTGAAATTGTGCTCGCCAGTGATTTTTGTATATCTTGTACTGCTTTGTCGGGGGATGCTGTTAGGAAGGTTTTTAAATTACTTAATATTTCCGCACCAAGTTCCAGAAATAAACTTTCAAACGGCCACATATTTTTCTTTAATTGCTCGGTGTGTTTATTCTTATCAAAATCAAGTGCCCATGTTAAAAATTCTGCATTTTTTATTTGTGATTTCATCAATGCAACTGAATAACTTTTATTACCAAATGCCCAACGATTTACAAGTTCGGTTGATATGTTACTTGGAACACCATACTTGAATTTATTTGCATTTTTACCAATAAAATTCTCCCACCAACGCTGATGATAAATTGTAACTTGGTCGGTATCTTTTAATCCAAATTCACCTTTTAATTTATTTAATTTGCCAAGAAAATAAGATTTCTTTTTTGAAAAATCTGAAATTTTTGGTAAGTCAATTACCGGCTGTTCTATAATTTCAAAGTGTTTTTGAAGATTTGCATTGACTTTTTTAATTGCAGAAACCAATTCACTTGCCTGACCTTTAATATATTGTACTGCCGTACCGGTTTCATCATATTCAATTTGTGTTCCATGAATAACCAACAGGGCTTTGCCATAATTAATTACATTGGTAGTTGCCGGCCATATAATTTCCATTGATAAAAATATCTTACCGTTCTTAAATATTTTTTCTCGTGAATCTTTTGATAATGATTTTATTGCACTTTCCATGTCTTTCATTGCCTTTGTTATTTCTCCGCGGCCTTTAAACTTTGAAATAATTTCAGAGACTGAAAGTGCATTTTTTCCATATCCTGATAATTCACTTTTATTTCTTGCACCTACTAATTTATTGTCATGCCATGAAATTGAAAGCTGTTGGCCGTCGGTATTGTGAATTAAAATACCGTTTGCATAATAACATTTTCTGCCCTTGACCTGTATATCATATCTTGTCAAGATCTTGTTGGATTTTTTAATGCTTTTTATCTTCATATTTAATTCGTATAAATTTACATTTTAAAAATTTTTGTATTTCTTTTTGGCGACGAACATCTTTACGTTTCAATTTTCCATTTTTATAAAAATGATGTTTCTCGTCTACCTCAATCCAAACATTATTTTTCTCATCATATCCGTCTGCAAAATATCCTAATATTGAAAACTCTCCCTTAGAATGATTTTGTGCATGTCGAAAATTACATCCATGTTCTTTACCGTATGCCTCTATTATCGGAATCGCCTTTGGATTAAAATTTAGTTTGTGTACTCCTGGAATTCGCCAATTACTAACAGTCTTTTGTATTCTTTTAATAATCGCAGGTACCTGAAATACATTGTCCACTCCATACTTATTCTTAACCGTTTCATTGCGCTTATTATATGGAATTGTATTTTTTGATAATGGATTAATTGCACCATATCTTTTTAAATTTGTATTCTCAGTGCGTTTTTTACATCTGGGCATTAATATACTTTCTTTCAACGTTCGTGTTTTTAATTTAAAATTACTAATCATTTTGATAATTCTTCCAACTGGAATACCATGTTTAGTTGAAATTTCTTTTGCAGATCTACCATTTTTAATATATTCTTTTACCAAAAATTTCTTAGTTAAAATTTTATCTCTATATGATTTATAAGCATTACAAAATTTCTTATGCACTGAAATATCATATTTAGATTTGATTTTAATTGATCGTTTGCAATGCTCACAATAAAATATTCTTTTACCTTTCATATTTATTAAATTATTTTTAAATCATCATTAACGGATAATTGATCTGCTCGTATATATCCAATTCCTTCGATATAAAATTTGTGATTGGGGGTAGCACAAATTGTTCTGCCGTCTTCAAGTTCAATTTTGAGCCATTCATCATGAATTCCATTATTAAATTTATTTTGAATGGGTAAAAATTCATTTTTTTGTGTTTCCTCGTTAAACGCCAATATATTATCGTCAATATTTTTATCAACGACGTCAGAAATTTTCGTTTCTCCTGCACTTTCTAAAGTAACTATTGAATCGCCTTCAATGCATTTTTCAAGCACGGTCGTATGCTTTGAAAGTTCTCCGGATAATCCACCTTCAATTAAAGTTTTTAAATCATTGAATGTTAAATCCCACTCTTCAAATGGATGACTAACGTGGCCGAAACCGCCCCCTTCAGAAATTAAATTAAGAGGTGACTTTGAATTTTTTATATCAACTTTTGTAGCTTTAATCTTTTCAATTGATTGCTTGTCGTTCATTGAGTTGTTTTCAGAGTACAATTTACGTGTATTTTCACATAGAAGTAATGCGCAGGGAAATTTATTTAAGTATTCAGATATTGACAAATTATGGGTGTTGAGATGGAATGAGTGTATCCTTTTAAGTTTCTTTTTACAAATTTCACATACAACATAATCTTTTCCCTCAAATAATTTCTTTTTTGATTGGAATAATCGTATGCCTTCTACAATACCATTTTTAATTGTTTTACCATCTACGTGATACATTGTTTTACCGCCGTCTATAGAAAATACAGCAGGATTTCTTTTATTTTGCCAAAATGGTTTATCTAACATTTCAGATACGTCATTCCATTCATCACTTTCGTTTGTAAGTGGTGTGAGTGTTTCATAGTTTGATAATTTATTAAATAATTCTCGTACCCATTGAGCCGAAAATCCGGAATGACCTTGTTTAGAAAAAGTGTCCATTAATTCCAATACAGCTTTACCAATCATACCTCCGTAATCAGCATCTTTATCTAAAAGTCCTGCACGTTTCACTTCAGATTCAGCGTGGTCAACTAATCCTTCCTTAATTTCACTTGGGCCATTAACTATTTCATCGACCATTTCTTCAACTTCTTTCTTTGTTATGCGTACTCGCAATATTGGGCTGCCGTTTATTGTAAGGTCACCTTTCTCGTTTTTACCAATTGTTTTTACAATGATTTTCTTATTTTTAAATTTGCCGCCCAAAATAAGGTCGCCAATTTCAATAGGAATTGTAATGGCTTCTGATAGTGCTCCGAGTGGCACTGCCTTTTGTAGTTCTGCATATAGTTTATCAAGCATATCAGGAGTGTTAGTAATAGTGTCTGTACGTATTCTTATTTCGGTTGAATCTTTGTCAAATGGATTATCCGCAGTGGGGAATTCAACTTGCTTCCATCCGTCCATCCACTTACCTCTACGAATATGTAATTCCTTACCCGGTGCCAGCCAATTTGCATCAACAGTTTGTCCGGTTAGTCCGTCTGCTCCTGTTGATTCCTTTATAGTTGATTCTGTGATTTCGAATTTTTTAACAAGTAAATTAAAAATTGATTGGTCATACCAACCGAATATTTTTTTAAATTCTTGTTTTTTCTTTTCTGGTGATAATTTAGAACTAAGTGCTTTTCTTACCATTGTGCCGGATAATTCGTCGGAGGCTAATTGTGGTGCAAGTAAAATATAGGCACCATCACGATAACCAACATCTGCTTTGCCTGCCCACTTTCTAAAAAATGGTCCGCCGAGTCGTGCAGCGTCTTTTGCCCCTAATATAAAAACAGCGGCGGTTGTTTTGGGGTCGAATTTTGATACAATTTCAACGGCTTTATATGGATCTTTTATTTGAACGACATTTTTAATACCATAGTGATTTATTATTGCTTTTTTTTCTTTAAAAGACAATGGTGAATTTGGAGGAGTTACTACATTTGATGTTCCTATAAATGTATTTTTTGCACCGAACTGTTGTACTGCCCATTTGTATTTGGTAAAGTGGTCTTTATGAAACGGTTGGAAACGTCCCGGAAAGATTGCTATTATGGTTTTGATTTGTGTCATAATCTACATATAAGTATAATGATTTTAGATTATCCACCGATCATAGTGCAGGTTATTGTTAAATCGTCAACTCCTAGACCTGTCGGTGTTACTGCACCTGTAAATCGGATTGACACCTCAATAGTACGACCTACAGGAACTGTAAATATTCCCTGGCCCGCCGAGGCACAGGTATAATTTGCCGCAGGAACTTCTACACTTACATAGCCGGCTTCCTGCTCTGTACCTGACAAGCTTATTGCAGTGGATAAATAGGAACCTATGACATTCGCACCACATGCTACGGTATAGGTTATTAAATATGTACCTGCTTTTGAAACGGTTAATTTTCCGTTTCCGTCATGACTTACCAAATTAAGAGGACCGTCAGACATCTTAGCATCAGATATTTCATACCATGTACCAACAGCAGGGGTACCTTGTGTCCATCCTAGGTTAGTTCCATAACAGCATCCATATGGTACACCGGAGCTTGAAGCCGTATAAATAATATCATTTGTAAAATTTATTTCGGCTCCAGATGCGGAAATTGTTGCGTTACCCGTAGAAGACACGGTATAATCAACATAGTTAGTTGCATTACCGTTTGGGTCATTATATGTCAATCGCAAGCAATTTCCGTCTACTGAATTAATTTCGACTTGTTTACCGGTACCGGTTGTCCCTATACTAAGTGAGCCGGTTATTACTTGATTTCCGTTAAAGGTATTTGAACCGGTTGTTGCATATGAACCAGTTTTTGAATTTAATAAAGTAATCGAAACTTCATCGTTTGTCAATCTTGTCGAGTAGCTTCCAGAAGCAGTTTCTAATGAAGTGACTCTTGTTGAAAAACTACCCGATGCACTTTCTAGATTGGTTGTTCGAGTGCTGAAAGAACCCGATGCACTTTCTAGATTGGTTGTTCGAGTGCTGAAAGAACCTGATGCTGTTGTAAATGCTCCTGATATTTCAGAGGCTATTTGTGCTGAACCACTTAATGCTCCATTAAAAATACCATTAAAAGAAGTTGATGATAATTGGCCGGAACCACTATTAAAAGTTAGTGCTGCGTTGCCTATTGCTTGACCGTTGGTGTCCGCGAAGAATAATTGCGTATTGTTTATGGCTGAAGGTTGAGTGGTTACTATTCCTGCAAGACCCGCAGCGTTCATAACTTTTAAAATCCCTGCTGCTGAATACAATGATATACCATTGGCAAGAGTGCCGGCCGGCGGAGTGCCTGAGTTGAACAAATCTAGATATGAAGTGCCCTCAGCTGAACGCTCTGCAGTTCCTGCAAACTTAATAACTCCTTGTGGAGTAATACGCATCTTTTCAGTTTTAAGACCGCCAGCGCCACCGGTCTTAAATGTTATTCGTGATGGAATAAAAGTAGCTCCTGCGGCACCGTGCTGTTCAAAATGAATACTACCTGCTGCAGCCGTTCCGTTAGAAGAATTTATCCCATATCCTGTTAGGACGAGAATTGATTCATTATCAGCTGTTGCTATACGAGTTCCTATTGTGTCTGATGCACTTTTCAGTCCGTCAATTACTACTTGATGGGTAGGGGTTGTAGAATAACATTGAAGTAATATTCCTGTACCCTGCGCGCCTTGTGCGGTTTGTATAGAATATGCAGCACTTAGTGATGACGTTATTCCTATTAATAATTCTCCGGTTGATTTTATTCGAAGTCTCTCTGTTGTCGGATCACTTTCAAATATTATATTACCATCTGTTGAGTGACTTGTTGCCCTAAGTGTTAATGTACCGGCAGGAGCAGATGCTCCAATGACCACAGGAGTAGTAGTAGAGCCGGACACATTTAATGACCCACTTATAATTTCATTACCAATAAAAGTATTTGAACCGGTTGTTGCGTATGAGCCTGTTTTTGAATTTAGTGTGATAATTGAAACTTCATTAGATGTAATTCGCGTGGAATAACTTGAACTTACACTTGTAAACGCACCGGAAATATCTGTTGCAATTTGGGCACTTCCGCTCAGGATTCCAGATGGTAATGAACCGGGAGAAATACTCCCACTAAATGAACCTGATATCCATACGGTACTATTTTCGTCTATAGAAAAATTCGGCGTCTGTAAGGATAAAATTCCGTTACTTCCACTGATATATTGTATTGAGTTTCCAAAATAAAATGTTGGGGCGGCTATTTCAAATTCCGGTGTCTTACTACCACGAAACTTAAATGAACCGCTTGTCCCGCCACCATGAAATTCAATTCCAACACCGTTATAATCTTCCCCTGAATAATTTGCCATGGCACTTCCCGACCATATGGCAAATCCCGGTGGGGCAGTTCCGGCGCTTGCCGATACATATCCTCGATATCCTGATGTTCGTATGAGTCCGCCACCGGAAAGTCCAATTATTTCCAGCCCAGTTCCTATTTGATTACCAATATGTAAAGAACCTGTAAGCATATTATTAGAGCCGCCTATGTATGTATTGCCACCTGCAAAAGAAATATTATTTACATAGCTTATTACTTTTGACGGAGCATTTTCATGATTGTAATATTCAAATTTAAAATCTAATTGGTCATTAATATGATTAGTTGGAATTGGAATAAGCATTTTTGTTTGACACGGAGTATATCCTAAATCGGCAGTTGGCTTAATCGATATGTCTGAAAAGTACCAATCACCTGAATTAACTTTAATAAGCAACATTCCTGTATTTTGTCGGTCGGCAATAAATGAAAACTTTTGTTTCATATATCGAAAACTATTTCCACGGGTTCCGGGTAATAATTCTCCGACATTAATTTCGCCAATCTTTTTTCCTAACCCACTTTCGTTTGCTTTATAGTCAAATGCAGAACCCGACATATAAAATTCAATGTGTGGTAGTACCCCGGAGCCAATTGAAGTGGATGTGCGTCCCAATAAATTTAATTGAAGTGTATATTCTCCACACTCGTCAAACATTCCATGAAATTCTCCTAATGTTCCGACGGGTGTTATTTTTAAAAATTGTGTTGGGTGTGTGACGGTCGATGTATGATATGGATAAAATGAACGGAATAAAATTGTCCCCTGATCATATGCCATTGGTTCATCGCCTTCATAAGTAGGAGGGTCAATAACATTAACACCATTATATCGTGTGTATAATTGTGCGGTCCAATAATTAGAAATCGTATTGCTATCCACAATCGTTCCTAGACGAGTTTTTACATCAATTGAACTTGTATCAATTAATATTTCATTATACTCAGATTCTTTTATAACAGAGTCATCAATCACTTCCCAACCTGCAGCCGATCCGTTGCTTTTATAAAATGATTTTATTCGTTCGACTTCTCCACATATTGGAAGTAAGTCATTTACGGTTATTAGTGCAAGTGACCTTGAATTCTGTGTTAAAGTATAAGTTGGAAGAGCTTCATAATGTATTTCACATGCAGCGTCGGTAAATGTTTTTGGCACATACGTCATGAGCGTTGACGTATTTGTCACATAATATCTATATGACAATGTTGCCTTCGTTGAAGTTTCAATTGACTCTATGTTTGCATAATAAACTTTGTCCATTGAATCAAATGAACTACCCGAAGCCGGAATGGCATTTGCAGGTGTCAACTTTATTCTAGCTCCTAAATGTTCTGGTAAAAATGTAGTTGCCCCTGTGATTTCAATAGTCGGTGTTATGCCCGATAGTTTATATGATATTGCATTACTTTGCGTTACAAATTGTGTAGTTGAAAATGAACGCAACATATACGGTCGAATTTTTTCTTCGATTGTTATTTGTGGTTCAACATCATCTTCAAAATATATGTTGGTATTATTTCTTTTTGTAATATCTACAAAAAATGTATGTGACCATCGAACATTTGGTTTTCCAACTAATAACGAAGGAATTTCTTCGTTACGGTAAAGTTTATCTGTTTGACCAATTAATGTAATTGTGGCATTACCTGGAGGAGTGTCATCGTGAATATGAATTGCAATCATGCGTTCCATGTCTTTCGACAACCAATCAGGCACTTCGTAATATATCGGGTTATTTGTGGAATCTAATACTTCGACGAGCAGCGGAGTTTCCGGAGTGAAATTGTCTGAATCTACCTTTAAAAATACAGCATTGACTCCTGTGGTAAGTGTTTTTGGTAATGATGTTATGACAAATAAATCAGGTGACAGGTCACTACTGTCTTCGATGTAAACTGGATAATCTTTTAGTCCTAGGTAAGGTCGGGTTTGTTTAATCATAGCTATGAGGCGTTCTCATAGTATAATTATAGGAAAGTAAAAAAGTTATTAATGAATTATTTTGGAAAAGCTGCCCTCTTTTTGTATCTCCATTAATTTATCCACCATATCCTTGGTCGAGTCAAGATGACTGATCATAATTATGAACTCGTACTGGTCTTTAAGGTAGTCGAGCATTAAAAACATTTGGCTTAAATGTTCTGCGTCAAGTGCTCCTAGGCCTTCATCAATTGCCAAAAAGTTTGGTCTGGGTAAGTTTGATATTGATATAAGGGCGTTTCGTATAGCCAACGATGATATAAATTTCTCCATTCCAGATGTCAATTCCAATAACCAAAAGTTTGTATCATCATATACAATATAGGCATTGATATTTTTACCATCTGTATTAAATGTTATGGTAAAGTCTACCATTTGTGACAGAATGTTATTTACTTCATGTTCAATTTTTGGTAGTGTCGACGAAATTAAATCATATGGAATACCATCACGACTAACTGCAGCAAGGTATCGTTCATATGCTTCATAGTATGTTTCAAGGTCCTGCAGTTCTTTTATTTTATCTAAAATATCAGTTTTTGTTTTGAGTTGTACTTGGTATTGCCCGTTAAGATGTAATATTTTTTCAAGTGTTTCATTGTGCGTAATGGTAATACTACTAAGTATTTTTTTAATTCCTAATACTTTTTCATCTAACTTTATATTGTGCTTTATTGCCGTTTCATTTAAATGATAATCCTTTATTTTTTGTTCAATGATTAATAATTGTGATTCATTTGATTTAATTTGTAATGATGTTATTTCTTGAGAAGTTGATATTTTCTGAAGGGTGTCTTTCACTTCTTTTATTTTAATGTCACTCGCCTCAAGGGCTTCCTGCAAAGTGCGGTAATACAAATGTTCGGCGATTTCTTTCTTAAGATTATCGGAAATTACTTTTGTGTCAATTAGTTTTGTTTCATCTACAAGGATAGTTTTTTTTGTTTCTATAGCATCTTTAACAAAAACATTATCCATGCAAAATTTGCAATCTGGGTCGTATTTATGCTCTTCTAACTTTTTAAGTTTTTCTTGTTTATGTTTTAAATCAATTAACAACCGCGAAATTAATTGTTTATTTTTTTCGAATTTAGTTTCTAACAATATTAAATTTTCAATCCCCTGTTGAATATTATCTGGAACTTTTGGATATAAATCTAAAAGCCCGTTTAATTTGTCGGTGTATTTTTTAATCTGCTCACTGGCAGTGATTAAATTGGTAGCCTGATCTTTCAGTAATTTATTTAGTTCGAGTTTTTGATTTGTTAGTTTGGTAAGGTTAATAACACCTGAATCAATTGGTTTGTATTGTGATAATAGTGTGGTATGTTTTTCGTTTACATTAAAAAGTTCTTTGCTACTATTATCTTTTTGCTCATTTAGTATTTGTAATTCACCTTCACTTGCTCCTATTTGAGTTTGTGTATCTGATAATAGTTGTGACCAATCTTCTTTCTTAAGACGGCGAAGAGCTGAAGCTGTGTCGGATATTTCAAGTGCTGCAATTTCATATAAATCTTCGAAAATACCAATGTCCAAAAATTTCGACAATAAATCTTTTCGTTGGCTTTGAACCATGTCGATAAATCCAGTGTTATTATTTTGAAGCGATAAAGCCGTTAAAATAAAGTCATCATATGTTCCTAAATACGAACGAATTATTTTATTTGTTTCATCACGCTCTTCTCCATTTAGTGATTCTGTTTGTCCGTTGACTATTCTATAAAAGTCAACATCACCCTTTACCGAACTACCGTTGTCTTTTCGTTTTCCTGTGCGGTGGATATGGTAATTTACTCCTTTAATTTCAAAATTAAATTTACATTCAAAAAAATCTTTTTTATTATTCATTATATGTGACCCCTTTGTACCACGTGACGACTTGTCAAAAATACAATATGCTAAAGAATCTAATATCGCTGAATTATGCGAAACTATACCGTTTGAGTAATATTGACGCACGTCTGATACTTGAATGTCTAGTAAATCTTGCCGATATGGCATTAATTGAACTGTTTTTATTGTTGTCGAAGATTCTTGTGATAAAATTTTGTGGCCAGGTAATAATCTGTTTGCACTTACAAATCTACCATTTAAAGTTTTAATTTTATGGTCAGGAGAACATAATAATTCTAAGCTATTGTCAGTTGTTAATTTAATTACCGGAGAGTTTTTTGCAGTAATTTCACAGGCTTCAATATGTTTATACCCGTAAGGTGTAAGCACATCTAAATTTAGATCACCATACTTTTTAAATAAAGTATATATGTCTCCTATACTAATTGTTTTTTTTAATTTCATTTTCAATTAATTTAATTATCACAGGATGATCATTCGATATAAACACACTAAGATTATGTGCAATGCAATGATTTCTTTTTTTAATCATTTTTTTATCATATTCAATTCTACCCGCCAATCCAGCGTATTCAATATACAAATTAATACATGGTATATAAAAATCATACCGAAATCCTGCTGGCCATTTCTTTTTTTGATATGGGTATTGTAAATCATATTCAAATTTTATATTATTATCAGTTAAATATTTTGCTATACTATATTCTGGTATTGATTTATATAAAATTCCATTAAATGTTATTCGTGTGCCATATGCCACTTTTGGCATTAGTTTCATTCCTTTATGTTGACAAATTTTATTAAATATATATTGTTGTTCGGTTTGATCAGCTATATTATAAAATTCAGTAATTAATTCATTTTTAAGAATAAATTTTAAATCTCGAATTTCAACATCTTTTTTTTGTAAAAAAATAATTAATTGCTCCTTTGATTGAGCACTATTGATAATCTCTTTTAATAATGTGTAATGAGAATGCTTTCCGTTTTTACAGTAACCAAAATGTTTTTCCAGACAAAGTTCTGCCCAATTTTCTGGGTGTTGACTTTTTATAAATTTAACTCCATTTGATATTTTTAATTTATTAATTCTAGCTTTTTCTTTTTTTGATTTATTATTTAATGTTGATTGCCATTTATTAGTCAATTCCTCCCTTTTTTTAGTTCCTTTCTTTTTTCCATATTTTTTTATATGATATGACAGTGAGGTAGTGTCTTGAGTATCATGAACTTTTTTTATTGATTCAACTTCACTGAAGTTACGGTTTAACCAATACTGAACAGTTCTTCCTGAAAGTTTCTTTTTTTCCTTTCGTTCATTAAATAATAAAGTTCCCTTTACAATTCCATGTTTTTCTATTAATTTATCTTTATTAAATCCAGACTGACCAAATTCATAAACTTTGATAATAGCAGCTTTCATGTCGAACCCTTTATTTATCCAATATTCTGTATTACTTGGTCGACGAATCTTAATTTGGTATATTGCGTCTTCTTCTGTAAATCCTTTGTCTAACCAATATTTTTTACTAAACACACTTACATACCCATCAGTACGTTTCTTTTTTGGTGGTTTTGGTGGGGTCATTGTGCACTCTTTTCCGTAGAGGCCCACGTAATCATTAAACATCATTTTGTGGTCATTAACTATATGTTCATATAGATTAGATCCTTTAAATTCACATTTTTTACATTGTAGCATTATAATGATAAATCTTATAAAAACTTATAAAGTTTGAACTTGATTCTTCTTCTTTCTTTGAGTGACTACTGTCTGCTCTCCAGAAGCGTTAATTCGGGTTA